CTTTATAAAGCGTGCAAAAGCCGCAAGGTATCTGGGCGACCGCGGGCAAAGGGCCCGCGGAACCGCATCAGGCTTTGCTGATAAATTAGTATTTTCACGTTTGACAAACATTCTAATGTGTGCATCACGCCGCACCAATGGCGATTGTTCTAACGAGTCAAATGCCTGCCTGTACAAGGTTTTCTTACATGATGGCACTTTGTCTATGACTTGTCGTGGTGTAAACGGGATGACCTTACCGTTACCACGAAGAACACGATTACACACAGCGAGTAATGGGATGGAATGAAGTGGCTGCGCTGGCCCAGTAGGGCGAACAAACTCCTTGGACACAGCGTCTTTAACATAAAACTGACGTTCGATTAACGCTCGAATAACGTTGACACTATTATGATCCGGTGTCTGCAAATTAATGTCAGTACCTAAACCCGTCAGACTGGTTATAGTACCGACATGCGGCCTTTGTGTACAAGCCTCACGTCTGATCCGCATTTCGGGTGGCGCCGCCAGTGTGGTCTCTTTACAAGTCCAACCTAATGCAAACGTGAAGCCTACCTATTGTACATACCGTGGGCGAACGGGCAGCGACGCATCGGGTGCCACGTACAGCGAACCACCTAATGCTTCCACATCAGGTAGCGTGCGCCTCGTGATCTTAACCCAAACACGCCTAAACCAATCACCGATCTTATTCGGTCTCTTGGTAAGCTCCTGTCTGCGCTCATCAAGCGCTACGGCCAAGTGGACATCAAACCTCTCTGGTATAACAAGAGCGGCTGCAACAAGCTGCACGTGTCGAACAAACGCGCGGCCCATCACATCCAACCCGGCACCAGTACACACTCTACGATACGAAGCGTCCTCAGCCATCGCATCGTTGTGCACAAAGAAAACCAGGCGTTCAATATCACTCATCACCGTCTCACCCACTGTCCCCTGCATCTCCCTAACCGCTGCCACCTTCATTGGAACGCCCCTTTCATAAGCGCTACGACAACGTAGATATAGCATGTTTTGCGGCTCCAAGGAGACCTCACCATCCCGCGGACCGGGCAACTGGTCGTTCTCTTGGATGTGCGCCAACACATCCTTAAGACCTTCCACTGCCCGCATCCGCCCCACACCCTCACTGAAAGACCAAAAACGTCCAAGGAACGCGCGCAATGGCTGCCCGCGAACCCGGCGCCCTCTCCTACCTCGACGTACCCCGGGAGTAATGGTGTTGCGCGCTAAAAGCAGCGTCTGCGATGATAATGAAATGACCGACGCGTTTCCAACGCTCGGCCCACTCACATCACTGCCACCATCACTCCCAGAATCATCAGGATCAGGAATACAGCCCCACCCCTGGCCCGGGGAATGCTGTATGGTCACGTCCCGTTGTACTACTACTGTCCCTAGTACCAACGGAAGGCCAACACTACCAAGCGCGTAAGACGGACGCGGCGGCATCAATACGGCGCTTGCGCATGCGTCGTATTTCGCCATCGTTGTCATCATATCGCTTTCGCTGGTGTGTGAAGGGTGTAGTTAACGTCAAACTGACGCCGGTTATAGTGCGGGACACTCATAATTAACGTGTATGGCACGGTTTAACGTGTTGACTCACGAACCAAGACAGGTGGTCACTGGGCAGCACGCTTGCCATCGGGTGTTAACGCGTATCCTCGCGGGCTTTACAGTTAGCCATCTAATAACAGTATTCAGCCTCTACGCGGGCAGTGCGGGACCAGAAAAGAACGGCAATAGCCGCAAGAACCCT